CCTCTATCGGTTCAGGCATTGGTTCATCTCCTATATCGACATAATAACCTAAATTGGCCGCTTCCTGGAAGCCCTGCATGACCCCGCCAAGGCCATCCATGTACCATTGATCATAACGTGGCCACCGGTAACAAATACACGCCTCTATGGTCTGGAACCCCATCATATTCCAGCCGTCGATCTCAGCCATGGCCCCCTGAATCCATCCGTTATCTACATCCAGCCACGGCCCGTTCTGGTTTGTTTCTGTGATGTAGACAGGTCTGTTATTGTACCACTCGGGGATCACTTCCATAAAGTCTTGATAGGCTCGGAAGTGGTACCGGCGATCCTGGTAAGGGGGATCCATCATTTGTTCTGAAGTGATCAACATCGGATCACTGCCATGGGTATAAGTATGAAGGGCTATGCCACCCACAACCGCTTCAGCGCAATAGTTCAACTGGTCAGTAAAATACTTTAGCCAATCTCCTGAAGGGTTTTCCGGGTAAGTTGTCTCAACATTCCACACAGCCACGGGAGCGGGGATCACAATGTCATCACGATGCCCGGCAATTGATAATATGCTGCTTCCGGCCATGTTGAAACACTCGGCATACATCATGGGCGTGATCGGTTGCCGCCGATCTAGTTCATCGGTTGGGCGCTCTTGTGAGTGGTTTGGTTCGTTGCCGATGATCCACCGGAAGCACCCGGCGCTATTGGCCACAAAGTTTTCCACCCTCTGGGCAAAGTCGGCATAATAGGCGGGTAAAGGAATAGTGCCGGCCGCTCCATAGCCGTGGTTGAGCCTGGCAATGACCTGGAAGCCCTGAGAAGTCCATGGCGTATAGTCGAAACCGTTATGGTTGCCCGGATCCCGGCCCAACTCATGGGTAAAAAGAATGAAGCCGGGGTGCGTGGCCATCAAGTGTTCGCCCCCCGGCTCGTGTAGCCCATGTATGTACTGTCTGACCATTAGCCAATTTCCTCAAGGATCGATTCTGCAAGCGCCGGGTGCACTTCTCGCAACTGGGCTATGATCTCCAGTACCCGGCCCCGTTCTTTTCCGCTCAACCCCTCATGTATGTGGACCTGCCTGGCATCGATCACGGTCTTGGGATCTGTCTTGTCGTGGCCTACAAGCCTGGCCAAGCGCATCAAGTCACTGGCCACGGCCTGGCCCAACTTGGTGATCTCGGGATCTAAATCGCCCCCGCCTTCCATCTGCTCCACAAAGGCGGCCCGGCTGAAGCGGGTGCCCTGGACCTGGAGCACTCGGGATAAAAACGTGGCAAGGGCGTGGTGATCATAGAATGCGTCATTGGCCAATGTATCCGCAAGGGCCATGAATTCCTGGTTCATAGGACAAATTGATAATCCCGTTTCGATCCTCTTGGGGCATTTGTCCCAAAGTACGCAAGTTTGATCGCACTTGACCGGTTGCACGGCCTTGACCTGGCTAGAACGGCCCCCGTGCTCCAACCGGTTCATGTTGCCGGTCATGGCCACGGATATCTTCTTTTTGTGCTCTTCTGTTAAATGGCTCCCTTTTGCAACCATCATTTTACCTCAGAATTGACAGACATGAACGGGAAAAACATAAATCTTGGACCCCGCTTCACTTGGGCTACCCGGCAAAACCCTTCCCCATCTCGGGCTACATCACTATCGCATAACCACCGGATATTTTCCCAGTCACCGATTGAAAAAGAAGCACGCACCCAAAGATCCATCAAATTTGAGTCCCCAACCGGCACCACACGGGCATCCAACGTCATGGTATAGTGCAACGTATCCGTGGGCACGGCAAAAGAAGGTGGGTTGGGCTCCGGGGGCGGCCAACTGCCTGGGGGCGGTTGATCCCCTTCCATATACCAATACCCCATGGCTGAAACAAAGGTATTGGGGCGGTAGTGTGAAGGCAATGTGAAAGTGATGTACTCGATCTTTTCTCGGGGCGGGCGGCACTCTTCCCATACGTCATCTGGACCACATATGTATTGCGGAAAAGGATCCACGATCTTTTCCATGTACCACTCATAAAACATATCAGAAGACACGGCCAAAGACGTAACCGGCGCACCGGCCACGGTTACCGGCGAAACAAAGGGATCGGGCTTGCTTTGTTGGCCAAACGACCACCCGGCCCACCATCCCACGCCCGCAATAACCACAAGCAAAATGCAAACTATGATCCACGGTCTTTTCATGCACCTGCTCCATATAAGTAAGGTGGGCACCCGGCGATCACCGGGTGGGGGGGTGCCCGGAGTCCCTGACAGTGCCCACCATTACGACAAACTAAGGATCTCCACGGTGTGATTCCCCGCTTAGATCGATCTCGTTCCCATAAAAGAAGAACGGTCCAGCCTCAACCAAAGCCAAGTCCCGGTCCAACTGGAGCCGGTCACAATCACGGCCCGAGAAGGCAAACACAATATCCCGGTTCTGTCTTTGATAATCCATAACCGCTTCCACCGCCCACGCACTGGGGATCTCCGGCGCTTCCAGGTATCCCCAATATCCAGCCTCTAGGCACTCCTGGACCGTGTAACACCAACCCCGATACAGCCGGTTGTATACCGTGTCAATCAAAGATGTGGCCGCTTCATGGCAAAAGCTATCCGTGCAATCGTAAGCTTCCCCATCCAGCATCTGGGCAAGTGAATACTGGTCAAACGAGATCCCGGCAAGTAAAAGAAGCAATATAACCTTGATAGCCATGCCGTCATACCCGCACCGTGAGACTGGCATAGTTGGGCTCAAAAAATGAAAGTTGTTGATCCTGCATCTCAAAAGGCACGCCAATATGCTCCAGTACCCGGCCAATCCCAAGCCGGTTTATGCACACGTTCCACCATTTTGGGTGCGTTTCTTGCATTCTCTGAAACCGGTTCGGATATTTCTCCAAGTGCACGCCAAAACAGCAAAACATGCACCCGCTCCGGTCATAGCCCATGTCGTATAGCGGCGAATAGGGCAGATTGAAAAAGCGGATGTACTCCTTTATGTCCTTGTCCAGCCAAAAAGCCAATGGTGTGGATCTGGGCGCTTTTGTCTGGTAAGCATTACATCCTAACTGCAAGTATACAAGCTCTCGTTCGTTCGATTCATCCGCCCGAGTACCCACAAACGAATACCCAAACCGCTTTGAAGCCTGGCGCAATGGCCTTTTCTTGAGCCAATGGCAACACCGATGCGAGATCTTAAAGGGCGCATCCACCAAGTAAAGCCACTTGTCCGGGATCTTGGCCATCTTGCTATACGTGCCGTCCGATCGAATGCCAGTCATCCGGAGCCGCTTTGTAGCCGTGTCTCTATCGCCCGACATACGCACTTCATGAAGGTACTGGGCGATCTTTTTGCTCACAACCGGGTATCCATACTCCCGGATCACCTGTCTAAAACCCTTGTCCGGCCTGACCTCATGCACATTCTCTATTGACCTGGCAAAGCGCACATTCTCCGCGTACTCTAGACCCGTGTTTGAAAATACGGCGGGCACATCCGGATAGACTGATCGGACCAAATGCAAAAGTACAGTGCTATCCAACCCGCCCGAGAACGATACATACACCTGGCCATCAAACCATTCATGCCAAGCCTTGATCCGCTCCTTTGACATGATGATCTTTTGATCCAGTTTCAAAGATTGCCGCTGTGCTAACTGCCAACGCTCTACCTTCTTGACTTGTTTCACGGACCCAAAGTTTCCAGATCCGAACGATCCCAGTAGTAAGCCCGCTCTTGTTGCTTTTCCCCCTTGGCCCAAGAGATCGACATAGAATCAAGGCCCATATCTTCAGCTTTTGATAATAATTCTCTGGCCATCGCTTCCAGTTCTGCTAACTGTTCTTGTGCCATCTCTTCAAACATGCCACTCAACTGCTCTTCCATACACCATGCCTTCTAACTTAAAGAGCCATGTCCGGCCTCTGAAACCACCTTGTAAAGCTTCGCGTGTTCGACATGTGGGCTTTGCCCGGTTGTCTACTAGGGCGATAGCGGCAAAGGCTTGATCAAGTCCCACTTCCCCATTACTGGAAGGCTCCGTTTTTTAACGTGTGGTCGGCTCTTGATTCTCTCCGGGCGGGCTTGATTCGGAATTGGCCACCCCTGCATGCCGGTTTAGCCTTACCCTGGATCCGTTTCGAGATCTGCCACGCCCTTGGTCTTTTGGCCCAAAGACAAAAGGCAGTATCCCGCCACTATCCCTTTAATTCACCACGGATCAACTGTGCTTCCCCTAACCCTATTGTACCACGAAACAACACAACGATCAATACCCCGGATCAAGCTCCTATACCGCTTCTAAGCCCTTCGACAAGAGAACGGCCAACCTCTTCCCAGTCTGGATCGGAAAACCCCCAAGTTTTCACCTGCCACGGGTATAAAAGGCCACGGGGAGCCAACCAAAGCGGCCCATGGGCATAATAATCTTCCTGCCATCGCACACAATCCGGACAGATCAACACGCTGGACACACCTGGCGGGCAAAATAGCCGATCACTGGTCCACTTCCACCCCATCCGCTCCGCATCACGCAGTAACACCCGTGGATACTGCATGGGCGGATATACAGCTTGTCCAGGGCTTGCCCACCCTTCCATGCAAATAAAAATGTGGTACTGGCACACCGCTTCACGATCCATCAATCGCTTTCCTATCCCTTGCCCAATGATAAACATCCTACCGCCACATGGCTATGATGTTCTCACAGCTACGCCTAAAAGCCTCATACGGAGCCCCTTCCCCCCACTTCCACGATCTGGACCTTGCGCCGTTCTGTTATAATCGCCATTCTTATCCCAATTCTAGCCGGATCACACAACACGGCAAAAGACACACATACAATATCCGCTCTTCCTGGTCATAGTAAGCGCCCACCCACATATCATACCACGCAAAATAAGCCCTGATCCTTCTGGCCCAAACAAACCCGCAAGCCGGGCACCAGTGCTTGAACCAAGTCCGTGCCATCGAAGCGCCACACTTGGGACATGGCCATGGAAAATCTTTCATGGCGTATCCTTTCATGGCGCATCCTTCAGGGGCGGAAGCTGTACAGGATCGGAGATCTCTACACCCGCCCGCTCCAAGTGGCCCTTAACCATCCGCTCCCACTCTTCCTTCTTGCCTATTGAAAATATCCCGGACCCGGCAAACACCAACGCATCCGCCAAGAGCCGGTTGGCGAATTCATACAATTGCCCCAATTCAGTGTCCCGGCCCTCATGATCGATCCGGCCGGCCAACACCGCCCCCAACCGGCAATACTCGGAACCCATGCTATCTGTGTAACGATCCGGCAAAAACGATTGATCGGCCAACACGTAAAATGCCCACTTGCCACTTATAACCTTCTCCGGAGCCACCAAAGCAACAGCCGGGATGTAGGTGCGGCCCATGGGCATATCTACCCGGAGCCCTTCCCACGCATGCGCTATATCGTGCACGTCCACCCCATGTTCCAACTGAAGCCACCCACCCATTACTTCAAGTTCCATCATCGGATCCCCCATGCTCTTTGAGATATGCCGCAATATCTTCTTCTGTTGTACCCTCTGGCCAAATTACATAAGTTTCATCTTTGACCCAAGCCGCTATCCCATCCTCAAAACCAGTATTGGCCACATGCTTATACCAATCTGAAAGATCTTCCATGTCCAGCCCGGTCAACTTGCGCCCCCACAAAGTGAATTCACGATGCACAGCCCCACCCAACACGTTGCCCATGATCACCGCCCTGGCCCGCTCCGCCCCCAACCGCACACCCCGATCGTGCACATAGTTAAGCAGTAACCGCAACCGCTCCCAAGTATACCGATCTACAGCCAACCAATCAAGGATAGCTTTACATGTGGCCCTGTCCTCTTTATAGTTGGCCTGAAACGGCCCTTCCCTACCCGTTCTTTGATCCAAGTCAGCCAATAACTCAACCGCCATAATCATGTTCACTTCTTTTTCCTTGCTCATTGCCCTTTCCTTTCATCCATTGAAAATAAACAATCCTGCCACAACCCACTTCTCTTCTCCATCACTCAAACCGCTTTCCTATACTAAACCCACTAAACCCCATGGCCTTGGCGTTCCGGCACACCGCCATAGTAGAAATGGGCACCCCCAACCTTGATAATGTCCGGGCTATCTCTTCATACCCCAAATCCTTGCCGTAATACTGCTCATGCAACCACGCAAGCCGCTCTTCCCTAGTCCCCAAGTCCAACCGGTAACACAAGATCATCTCTAACTTGGTCATATCCCTATGCAAATCCCCTATCCCATCAGCCACTTCCCGGCCAAAGTGCTCCCGTATCCAACCCGGCGAAATACGACCATGCACGTTCCACGCACCCTTGTCCATCACCGCCCGGCGCTTAACCTCTTCCCGGATACTCTCCAAGTCCACCCCTTCACCGCTATACTTACGCCCCGCCCGTGGCGTTAATTGCCGCACCCGCTCCCGAGTCAACCCAAACACATCCCCCACAACCTGGAGCGTGTACCCATGCTCAACCCGCAATGCCGTCATAACAAACACCCGATCACCATGCGCCAACTTAAAAGCCACATCCTTACCAACCAACCGGCGCAACCGGCCCCACGATTCCCCACCACATTCCCGGATAAAGGGCATGATCTCTTGCATGTTCACCAAGCCACCACCCATACTATCCTTCCTTCCTTTCAAAAACGTCAACATAACTCCATATTACACCGTAAGGCGGATCAACTATATCGAATTTTAACCGGGCAACCAAATCCACCCGATCCATATCCAGATCACTATCAAGTAACCAAGCCCGGCAAGTCACAACCATCAAACCGATCACTTGCCACGCATGCCATGCTATATCGTTCTTGATCCGCTTGCCATCTTCCCAAAAGCTCGGGTACCGCTCCCACTTGTCACCAGTAACATCAAATGGCCCCGATTCTCGGATAATACACTTTACCTTAACCCGATCACCCATGCTATCCTTCTTTCTTCATTTGCACCCACCGGGGATCCGTGGATGATATGACATCCCACATGGCCGCATTCCGCACGTCAAAGACAAAGCTGGCCCGCCGCCCATCTTCCAGGTCCATCCACACGTACACAAGATCGTGCCCACCACGCACCATGCCCCGGTATACCCGCTCGTTACTGGTCACACCCAACCATACAGATCCCAACCTAACCCGGCCTATGCTCCCTACAGCCGCTTCCACACTGGTCACCGGCCCCAACTCTTCAGCAACCGATAAAACCACAGAATAACCATGTGCTAATCTCGCTACCGATGCTATTACTTCATTGATCATTGTAACCACTTTCCCCATGCTCAAACCGGGCACCACGGAACGCTAATATAGCCCGATCTATATCTTGGCACGAAGATTCTCTGAAACGTCCAAAATAGCCATTCAATTCTATTCTATCCATCTCCTTTGACCACTTGTTTCCAGAACAATGGATACCATATACCTTACACCGCACTGGATCACTACCTACAAATGTCCATGACGTGTGTTTAGTTGCATACGTTAAAGCCTGAACCTTCACCATCTCTGGAATAGTAAAATTGCCCCCCTTGATCTCTATCCAATATCCAGAATTCGGATATATCAAGGGATACTGATAGGGAAGCCAAAAATCAGGTAAGTACAACCCCGCATCCCCAAGATCGTATCCCTCTTTTTCGTACTCCCATTCAATCCCCAAAGTGTCAAAGAAGACAGCCCACCGGGCTTCTAGCCTGGACCTGAAACGGTACCCTTTGTATCTTGTTTCAATTGCCTTGATCTCTACCATCCTTTTCTTCTTTCTAACCATCCGCCCACCCGTAAAACTGGACCGGCACCGGTACGTTCACAATAACATACCCATCAAACGGAGCACGACCCGGAAGCAAAACCAACCATCTACCTCCCGTGTATCCATTATACTTGAGCCGATATCCCCATGTCCATAACTCAGTGTGGCCCGAATCACAACCCAAATCGATCAAGTTCCACCCAGCCACTTCCGGATTGTCCACCCTGATCAAATCAGAACACATCCACACGGCCCCATCACTACATAAGACACTCTTGCCACCCGGCTCAATCTGCACGATCTCAACATGGGCAACCTGGCCACGCTTGCGCCGGTCCAAGTCCGGATCTATGTTGTAACCATCGTCATCCAGGTACCCATAACAGGCAACCATGCTCCCCTTGCCGATCTCCTGGCCAATCGTATCGTGAGCCACTACCATAAAACACCGCCCTTCTAATCACTGTAGCATGTAAAAAATTGATCATCCGGCCCTTGGGAATACCTTGCCCCTTCCGGCCCTGGAATTTTTTTTGTGATCCTGGTCCAAGTTGGCCGTTTTTGCGCCGTGTTCTGCGTGCAATCTTGCGCATATTTACGGTGCCGAATGTGCACCCCCCTATGTCCTATAACATGTGTTAGCGGACATAGACTTTTGGACATAGAATTGAGCGCCCACACTGTGCACAAGGGCGGGGTGGTGAGCCGGGTGGGCACGCACACGCTCCCGTATGTATGGCCCTATAGTAGCCCCTCATGTAGCCCCCCTGCGTACAGTCTCAACACTAGAATCAAGCTCTACAGGTACCCCACATAGTAGCCACATATAGATGATTGTATGCAATAGCTCCATGGCCACGTCCACACATGTGATCTTACGCTCTACCATGAGCAGTGTACACAGTTCCCATGTCATCCGTATAGTACGGCCTCTATGGTCCTTCACGGTACGCCTTATGTGAGCCTCTAGTACCGCAGCAAAAGGATGCTTCTCTAGCTCCATATAGATACGCTCTAGGCCAAAGCTCTCCCGTATACGTCCAGCTTCTGGCCACGTATGGCATATGTGCTCAAATATTTGGCAGAAAAAAGCATAGTTTTCCCCATGCGGGCTAGTGTCCAGGGCAAAGGCTTCTTGTAGCATACCCCCCCTATCTAGGGCATCTCTCATGGGTACCCCCCACAGAGCCTATATAGGTCTAGGTAGGATTGTGCCCAGTGCTTGGCCAACAGGATGTTGATCTTGTGTGTATACATCAGATAGCATGCAAGGTGGGATAAGCTTTTGTGTTGGGCAAAATAGTGCCATGTATGGCCCACTCGGGCTTCTTCCATAGCCTCTACACAGACACGGCGCATGTGGGTACGTGCATGAAACTGGTCATCCAGGAAACGCTTTGTTTCGTCATCTAGCCACTCGGGCCATTCCATTGTAGCGGACCAACCCCATGAGGTACCTTGAAGAACGGCATGAGTAGTAGCATAGCGCATGGCATCGGTCATGTCATCTAGGGATGGCCTTGGCGTGTCCGTGGGCACATTGACCCATACCGTTGGGCCATCTGGGGAGAATATGGGTATAGATTCCCCTGGCGTGGGCCTGGTAACGGTGCGCCCTCTGGTATAGGCACTATAATGGTGAGTCATGTCATAGTGTGCCGTGGGGAAGCGTTGGTGGAAGGCTTCCGGTGAAAGGATTGAATCTGGCGAAACAAAAACGGCTTCATGGCCATCGTTTGGGCTCAAAAAGCGGCTATTGCAATACTCGGCAAAATCTGATTCATTGATAGCAAAAACGTGAAGAGGCAGTGTTTCATTGATCCATTCTGCTTCAGGGCAAAAGTGCCGGAGTTGTGCGAGTTCGTCATGAATGTGCCTTCTTTGGTACCAAGTTCCGGTTTGGGCAATGATGTTTATAATACGGCCACTGACTTCTTGGGCACGTCCCCGGTAATAATGGAGCCGATCGGGGCATGGGTAATGGGCGGGATCAAGGCGATCGGCCATTTCGCCCGGTTCGGCATAATAGGGAGCCTGGCGCATGGCATAATCGAGTAGCCATCTTTGGCGGAAGTCTTGCATTTGGGCGTGGTGTTGGCATACTACTAGGATATCACGGCCTGTCATGGGATTGTGCTCCAGGTTCTGGCGGTTGCCAATTAGGATCGGTTGCCATGGCCAATATCGTGTCTCGGGTTTGTTCGCTTGTGCCGGTCATGCCCCTGGCAAAGGCTTGTGTTGTTTGATCGCCCCAGTCTACAAGGGTTTGGGCAAAGTGTTCAAAGGAAGCGGTCATTCGTTCCATGGTGGGGATCATCACTTGACCTAGAGCGGTATAGAAGGCTTGTATCCCGGATATGCTTGCTTGTAGGGCATTGGCGATCTGGTTACTGGTCGGTTTTGGTTCCAGGTAATAGAAGCCCCTTATGCCATATAGTTCGTGAAGCATGATCTTGTGTTTGGCGTCTTGGTATGCTTTGGTGACCATGGCGTGGTTAGTGGGATCGGCAAGTTTCAAGCAAGCCGCCCGGTGTGGTGGGCCACCGTATAGTTTTTGCCATGCCAGTTTGTAGGCATGGGCATCTAAGTGAATGATAATCCCCAAGTTATCCATTATGTTTTTGCTTCTGGGATAACCGTTATCTATGCTTCTGGGTGTCATGTTTGCGCACCTACAATTCACATGGGTGGGCGGCCTGGCCGGGTTCGATCTTTGATCACACAGCATGTTGATTTGCCTATAATTACGGTCCAAAACGGCCCTAGTTTTTGCCACAAAAACCCTGGTTGGTATTATACCTCTTCTGAGCTATAGGGGCAACTGGGCAAGTGGCGTTCTTGGTTGCGTCTGAATTTGGTTTGGCAAAGTACGCATTCTAGCACGTCTTGGCTTGAATTGGTGCCCCGGTGATCTGGACCGGCTCCGCCAATGGCCACGCTCACGACCCGGTAAAGATGGCCTTTGATTCTTGGAAGGTGGGGCATGAGTCGTTGGGCCTGGCGGAAGGCTTCTTGGCCTTTGTCGTCCCGTTGGTTTTTAACGGCGGCCACAATCTGGAGCACTTGAGCGCCAAAGGTTGCCAATTGGGTGGTATAGAGTTCTTGGGGTGTAAGTGAGTGATGGTATTTAGCCATAACAGTGTCCTTTACTGTAATGATAATCCTCTCAGTGTTTTGTACTAGCCTAGTCTGGTTTGGGCGGATCTGGTCGGTAAGCTTTGGCTTGTTCCCTGGCAAGGTCTTGTTGGGCTTGGTGCACGTCTTGCCAACCGGCCATCCATGAATCCCGCAAGTGTCCTTCTGGATACTCGCAAGCGGTTTTTCCCTGCCGGTGTTGGCGGGCAATGCACCCGAGTTCGTAAGCGGTTGGATCATACTTTGGCGTTACCGTCCCGGTGTCTTCTACTGTCATGGTCTTGTCCTTTCGTTTCTGAGTATGTCTATCGGTACCCCAAAGCCCGCCGCTACGATCTGGTCAAAGATGCGCCTTGGCAGTACCACGGTTGGATCTGGTATGGGTTGCAAGTTCACGTTAGCCGCCCGCCGTTCTATAGTTCGGGTGACCTGCTCCAGGGCTCCAAAGAAGGAAAGTTGTTGGCCATCGATCTCGATATGCGCCCCTTCATGGTTGGCCATGGAATCCTGGAAGAGCGTTCCGACAAGATCCCCCCACTGCGCCGGTCTTTGGGCCTGGAAGTCATCCGAGTGCCACGGGTAAAGTTTCATTGTTCTGGCTCCGGGAGCCTACAGATCCACAGGTCTGAATGCTTGTTACCCTGGCCATCGGTCACGTTTACGATCTCGTCACTGACAAGCACGGGGAGCGTGTCCCCGCAAAGGACTAGTTCCGTTACATCGGCAAAGGCGGCTTCTTTGAGTTCTTGGCACACGCCTATGCAGTATTGGCCGCCCCATCTGGGATCTAGTTTGATGATCCCGTACATGGCTTCCATCTGCTCCAGTAAAGCGGGATCAACTTTGGGTTGTGTCATGGTTAATAGTCTTCCTTGTAGGTGCCGCCATAGGTTGGGTATCCCATAATGCACACGTGCCCTTCTGGAGCATTGGCCATTTCAGCCGTCATGGCATAAAAGGGTGATATGTGCCCGGTGCTCCACACGTTTAGGTTATCCCCCCGGTAGATGGCCAAGATATCCTTTGTGCCTGGTTTATCCAGTGGTTTATACTGGCCATGTCTTGGGTGGGTTACAATGACCTGGCTTGCCCCTTTGATCTCGTTTATGGTTCGGGTTATGCCTATCCGTTGCACCACGGCGGAAGCGATCGGGATCTGAATGATAATATCCGGTTGAGCGGGTTGGCAACGGTCTTCCACTTCCCGCACTTGAGCCGTGGCCACAAAGAGCCATTGGCCGCCGTGCTTGTACCACATAAAAAGAGCATTGGGATTGATCACCTTCTCTACAATCCACACCCCCACCCCCTGCATAAGTATCCGCCCCGCCTGGCCATCATACATCATGGGCACTTGGTCTTGGACTGCATCCCCAGTACAAGGTTCATAGTATCCGGGATCGTGCCTTACACCGTCCCACACATAGGGTTCACTCATTCTTCTTGTTCTTCCCACTCTTCCGGCTCGGGCTCCAGGTCGGCCCCCCTGGTCAGTAGCACGGCCCGGATCTGGTTGCGCCTTTTGCGTGCCCGCTTTAGTTTGTCGTGGGCCTTGCGCCTTACATCTCTCCGGAGCCGTCGATCGTGTGCCCGGTCATAGAGTTGGTCCACGCATGTGTTAAAGATCGCATAGTAGGCTTGAAGCTCTTCCGTGTCATACTCGGGCAATTTCATGACAAGGTTGGGCACGTCGATCCTGGCAAGTGGGCGCTTTGGTGTGGTCACGGTTGGGCTCATTGTAATAGGTACCCCACGCTCACAATTAGGCCACTGAATGATAATCCTTGCCGCTTGCATAGTTGGTCTATGGCCGTGAATAGGAGCCGGTCCCACTCTTCCGGGTTTGATCCCATCCAACTAGGTATATTTTGCTCAGAGCGTCCGGACCCGCTATACTGCGAGACAGACATATAATTGACTAGTTCCACCGTGATCCCCCGTGCCCACCGGTAAAGGGTGACCTGTCCGTGCTTTAGTTTGCAGTCTGCCATACATAGATCGAACATGGCCATGGCGTGAAAGTTGTCCGTGGTGGGGGGCACGTTGCGGGGATTCACCAAGTACACATCTGGGGCATGGTGTGCGTTAAAATCGATCACGGTTGGCGATCATTTCTAGAGCGTCTTGCTCACTGACTAAATCGGATTGAATGATAATCCCGAGTTCTATGGCCTTCATCACGGCCTTGGTCTTTTTGGGCAGTTTGCCCGGAAGGTTCAGCTTTTGATAGATTGTGCTCCAATGGTTCTTGACGGTTTGGTGATGGATTCCCAGATATTGCCCGGCCTGTCTAGAGGTTAATTGAGCGCACTTGAGCACGTCTGTTTCCCGTGGTGTTAAGGGCTTGATCAAAAGAGAATAGGGAAAGTTGGGTGAGCTCCTGGCATCCAAAAACGTGTACCTCAACTTTGGCCCGCCTGGCCTTGCTTACCATGTCGGCGGTTCCGCCTGTCAGTTCGTGGGTAAAGGCCCACACGAGATCCGGCTTGCCCTCTTTGAGCATCCGGGTATTGCGAATTGGTCCGGCCTGGTTGCCGTATCTTGGCCAATCAGCCGGATAGGGATCTTGCTCGTACATGAGCACGTCCGCCCACTTGCGGGCAATGGCATCCGCACCGTCTGGGTGGGCTCCGTGAATGATAATCGACTGGTCGGGCAACAAGAAGATTTGAGCCAAGATCAAGTCTTCATCGGTCCAGGTTCTGGAGCCGCAAATAAGCACCCGCACGGGCGGCCTGGGTGTGGGTTCGTGGCACTTTTTGGTGTCTTCAGGTTCCAGCTTGGCACCGTCACTATCCGGCTTGCGTGTCTTGGCCTTGGCCATGTGGTTATTGTCCCCTCAGTAGGTTGTACATAAAATCAAAGTAATCCGGATCTGACCGGGCAAAGCCGGCGGCGTCCTTGTATAGCTCTTCCAGTCCCATAGAAACGATCTCGGTTGCGTACATGCCCCGTGATTTTGATTGATAGACTTTGCCCATGTACGGGCTTTTGAACTTGTCCACCTTGGTGATCTCGTAATCGTCATAGCCCATGCCCGGCCTGGCATCTCGCATCTTGATCGGCCTTTCGCCGCTCGTTCGCCGGTTTAGGAAGTTTAGGGCTTTGGTGTGCACGTCCCGATCACGGTCTTCCAGCCAATGGCCCAACTCGTGAAGCATGCTTGTCCGGCCTGAAGTGGTTGCCAGTCCGATGGTACCGGCGTCCGCTCCATAGCCAAAGGGCGTATAGAATGCCCTGGCGTCCCTGGTCCGGACCACTTCCGCTTCATTGTCCATTTCTAGCCGGTTGCTCACTAGCCGGTTAAAGATATCCACGCCCGCTTGTGCTTCTGTCCGGCCCTTGCGTAGGCTTCCCATGTCAAGTTCCACTTCCGCTTGTTGATCTTTGGGCAGTTCCAGGGCTTGAAGGGCGGCTTCTTGCCGTTGGTTCATCACGGCCTTGATCTCGGTTGACTGCCTGGCGTGTTCGGTCCACATCTTTTCTAGCTTGAGCCGTCGATCAAGAAATTCAGCATCTAGAGCGTCCATCTCGGGATCGCCCGGTTTGTAGCCCTTTTCATACAACTTTAGTTTTTCCTGGATAAGTGGGCTTGTATACTCTTCCCGGTAGGCTTCGATCTCTTTTTCGTATTCCCTTTGAGCCTTGCGCAACGCCTGTTCTTTGGCCTTCAGCTTGTCGTCTTGTTTGATAATCTGAGCCCTGGCCGTGGCCGCTTCCTTTGTGGCCGCTTTTTTCTTCTTGGTTTTTGCCCGTTCTCTCCGGAGCCGGTGCACTTCCCGTGTTTTGTCTTCCGGTGTGGCATCCGGTCCAAGTCCAAGTTGCCGATGGCCGCCCCCTGGAAGCGATCCGCCCCGTTGGCCCCGCCGTCCTTTGTGGAAATAGTTGCCGCTCGTATCGGAGCCCTTTTGTACTCCGGTGGGCCTTACCGTCAGCCACCCGAGATACCACGCCCCTGCTTGCTTGTTCATAGAACGGATCCTTTTGGCGGTTCAAGTGGTTGCTCTTGTTTGATAATCTTGCCCCCATAGGTTTCTATGGCTTCCGTGGCGGCATTCAGATCGGGATCGGGATCGTCGCCGCCCGGTCCATCGGGATCAAGCCTGGCGTTAAGCACCCGCTCCAGCTTGGGGTTTTTGCTTGCCCACTTGTAGCCGTCGATCACGGCCAACCGGTTTTTTTCCTTGCTCGATAGTGCGATTGTGGGATCAAAAAGTACGGCTATCATCACCGCCCCCTGAGAAGGTCATACATAAAATCAAAGTAATCGGGATCGGCCTTGGCAAAACTCACGGGATCGAACATTTCTTGTATCCCCATAGAAACGATCTCGGTTGCATAACGGCCAAGAGTTTCACTATCGTAAACCTTGCCCATGTACGGCATGGAAAATTTGTCCGGCTTGGCGATCTCGTGCTTTTTATAGCCTTTGAACTTGGTCAGATCGCCCAACCATTGCGCCGTTTCGCCCACGGTGCGCCGGTCCAGGAAGGCAAGGGCTTTTTGGTGGATGGCCGGATCTCGATCTTCCAGCCAATGCCCCAACTCGTGAAGCATGGTTATTTTGCCGCTACTGGTTGATAATCCCACGGCCCCGGCATCTTCTGGCCGCCACGTGAAGGATTGTGGAACATAATGTGCCCGCCTTTTACTGACCCGGACCACTCTGGCCGTTTCGTTGTTCACGGTGCCGGTGCCCACCAACTGGTTGAAAGCGTCCACGGCCTCTTGTGCTTCTTGTTTGCCCTTGCGCAACTTTCCAAAGTCCAATTGCACGTTGGCTTGTTGATCTTTGGGCACGGCCACATGTTTCATTCCGAGTTCTCGCAACTGCTGTTGATACTCCCGAACATTACCCATGTGGGCCATATGCTCATTCCACAGATCCGTCGCTTCCCCATTTTCCAACCGGGTTATCTCTGCAAAAGTATCCGCAAATTCATCAGTGCCATAGGTCATGCCGTTTAGCTTGTTTTCCAAGGGCACAATGTTTTTTTTCCGGAATTGTGTCAAACGGGCCAAAGCAAGATCCGATTGTTGTCTTTCCTTCTTGATGGCGTGGTCCAACTTTATGGATTCAAAGATCATCAAAGTACGGGCTTCTTCAGCCATTGGCCCTTTTGGCCGCTTCTTTTTTGCCGCTTGCGCTTCCCGGTGTTGGGTGATCGTTTGCTCGATCTCTTCTCTGGACATGGCCGGTGTCACGCCAATGGCAGAATGACCCCCGCCCGGAAGGGAGCCGCCCCGTTGGCCCTTGCGGCCTTTGTGGCCATAGTTGCCCGAGAATTGCGATCCCCGTTGCACTACACGCCAACCAAAGTACCACGCCTGGCCTTTTGCTCTAGATGTAAGGTTCATAGTTTGGCATCCTTGGGCGGATACGGTCTTGGCTCTTCTTTGATAATCTTACCGCCCCACCGCTTGATCGCCGCTTGCGCCGCTTGCATATCTGGATCGGGCACTTCACCGCCCGGCCCATCGGGATCAAGATCCGAGTTCAAAACCTTTTCAAATAGTTTATCCTCACATGCCCACTGCCACCGATCGATCACGGCCACACATCCGGACATTTTGCTATCTAATGATAATAATCCATCAAAGCGCACGGCTATCATTGTTACTGTCCTCTGAGCACTGAGATCATAAAATCAAAGTAATCGGGATCTTTTTTTGCAAAGTCCGCCGCATTGCTATACAGGTACTGAAGCCCCATAGAGATCACTTCGGAGCCGATTCCGTACTGTTTTCCCACATAAGCATCTTGGAATTGGTCCGGCTTGGCCACTTCGTAATCTTTATAGCGTGAATCGCCGGTGAGCACGGAAAGTTTTTGTGCTGTTTCGCCCGCCGTCCGCCTGGCCAAGAAGCCTTGTACCCGTTGGGTGATCTTGGGATCACGGTCTTCCAGCCAATGACCCAACTCGTGGATCATGGTTTTGGCACTGGCTATGGTAGACAAATGCACCCCGCCCCCCGCCGTCACGGTTATATCTTCACCGCCCGCAACCCCGGCATAGGTGCGTGTTACCTTATCCCGGTAAAAGGATCGTGCCCTATCAGTGCGTTTCACTTCCACCTTTTGGCCGTTCACGGTGCCAGTCCCGCAAAGCTTGTTAAAAACGTCTAGCCCCTTTTGGGCTTCTGCCCGACCCTTGCGCACTTTAGTGGTCATCTTGACGGTTGCCCGTTGGTCTTCCGGCACGGCTACAATATCAATTCCGCCTTTTGCACGTTGATAGTTAAGTTCTCTAACTTCACGATTTAGCCGCTCGTACTCTTCTAAAAACCTTTTTCGCCCTTCACTTGCTACTTCCCACTCAACCCGCAAGCGATCATAGTTTTCAGTGTCGCCCGCCGCTTTATATCGGTTTAGATCATCAACCATACCATTGGCAGTATCTTCATAGTATCTTACACCACGCCATGCTTCATCTCGCTTTTTTCTTCCCTCTTCAATCTGAGCATCTATGTTAGCAACATGACGTTCAAGCTGTTTTCTAAGGCGTGGCCCCGGTGCCTTCTTTTTGCCCTTCTTGGCCGCCGTCCTGGCCCGTTGGGCATCCACCGCCGCTTGTATCTCGTCTGTTGACATGGCCGGTGTAATGCCAATGGCACCGTGCCCACCGCCCGGAGCCGATCCCCCACGCTTGCCTTTTACGCCCTTGTGGCCCCAGTTCCCGGACTTGGACGATCCCCGTTGCACAACACGCCAACCAAAATACCACGCCTTGCTATTCCTGGTTCTGGGTGCGGGGATCATAGAATCATTCCTTTGGGCGGATACTCGGGCAAGTCTTCTTTGATAATCTTGCCGCCAAACTTCTTGATCGCCTGGTTGGCCGCCCACAATTCAGGTTGGGGAATGGAGCCGCTTGGGCCATCGGGATCCATCATGGCATTCAAGGCTTCTTCAAAAGTTTTGTCTTCACTGGCCCACTTCCAACCCTTGATCACGGCCACGGTGCCCGGCTTGCCTAGTTTATCGCTCCAGCCAAAAGGGAATTCTACAGCAACCATGTTACTTACCTCTCAGTGTGCTATACATAAAGTCAAAGTAATCCGGATCATTCTTGGCAAAGGCCACGGGTTGAGTATACATCTTTTCTAGGCCCACGGATAAAATCTCTGTAGCCGTGATCCCCTTGCCTGTCTCGGTGTATACTTTGCCCGAGTAGGGATCCATGAATTGGTCCGGTTTGGTGACTTCGTGATCGGGATACCCTTCGTGGGGAAAAATCTTGTTTAACTGTTGGAAGCTTTCCCGTTTAGTGCGCCGTTGCCAGAATGATAATGCCTTGCTAAATGCGGCGGGATCGTGGTCTTCCCACCAATGTCCCATCTCGTGCACCACGGAAGCAGTTTTGGAATAGGGTGTTAGGGAAGCGGTTTTAGTGCCATCATTGTAAGAAGCCCGGCTTTTGTTTGTTTCCACCACTTTCAGGGTTTTGCCGTCCATGGTGCCGGTGCCCACTAGTTGGCTGAAGACTTGCGCCCCCACGCCCACCGTATCTTCCAGGTCTTTGCCCGGCTGAATGTCCAAGTTAAAGTTGGCCCGTTGCCCTTCCGGCACGGATAAACTGTCTACCGCTTTTTGTTGTAACTTTAGATTCAAGTTTTGGGCATAGGTCAGTTCTGCACTAGAGCCCTTGAATAGTTGCGTCCTTTGGGCTTCAAAAGGTTTAGCTTGCTCTTTGAGCGCCGCATATTCCGGATCGTACATCTTTTGCCGTTCTTTGGGCAACGCTTTCATTTGGGCATAGAGTGGTGCAAGGTGTTCCGTGATCAAGTCAGATCGTTGCTTGTCTAGAGCCTTCGCCCTGGCCTTGGCATCGGATATCTGTTTGATAATCGGAGCCACGTCCCGGAGCATCTTGGCCCGTGCCCGTTTGGCTTCCTTGGCCGCCACCTGGCCTTCCCGGTGTGCACCAATGGCCTGATCGATCTCTTCACTAGACATGGCCGGTGTAATCCCGATCGCGCCATGTCCAGCCCCTGGAAGGGAGCCGCCCCTTTTGCCTTTCCGCCCCTTGTGCTTCCAATTGCCGGACTTGGACGATCCTTT